AGAGTTAATACCAGATGCTGTAGAATCAATACTTACATTATCACCAACAGTAACTGATTCATTAGTAATGGTAACAATACCAACACTGACCTGTTCTGCTTCACCATCAATAGTAATAGAAGATCTACCAACGGTAAGTACTCCAATAATCCTTGCATCACCATCAACAATTAAGGTAGTATTACCAGATCCAACAAATACTGTTCCTACTCCACTAGTATCACCTATGGTAGTAACACCTGATAACCTAGCATTACGTTGGATATCAAGATCTTTTCTACCAGTAATAATGCCAATAGAATCAACATTAATAATATCTTGTTTAGTTATAGTTCCTGCTACAGATATATTTCCTGTTATCTCAGCATCACCAAATACATATAACGCACTATCTAATCTTGCAGTAGATCCAATACCAACATTTTTGACAGTATGAATACCAACAGTACCTACTCCCCAAGTTCCAGCAACTCCAGTAGGTTGTTCTCCACCAGTGTTTACAACCCATTTTTGATTCTTTCTAGTATACTCTTGTCCATCTGAAGGGGCATCTTCTATACCACCTCCACCAAATGAGGCTAGTTGTTGCTGAACTCTATTAACAAATAGTCTATAGTTCTCTTGAAGTTTTTCAAAGGTTACAAACTTCTGATCTAATGGTGTTAGTGGATCAGAATTATCTTCATCAGGAGGAATATTTAAAAGTCCCTCAGAAATAACTTCCTTATCAAACTTATTAAAAGTTTCTTCAAGTTTTTCAATTTTATTTTGAAGACTTTGATTCTTTTCTTCAAATGAAGAATATATCTTTTTTATTTCACCATCATAAGATTTTGCTTCGGGTATCTTAATAGATGAAACTTTTTTAAATAAATTTACAATTTCCTTATTAAGGCCTTTAATTTCTTCATCATAATATTTTACTTCTGGAACTGTTGGTATAGAATCTTCTACATTTGATATCTTATCTTTTAATTCTTGTATATCAACATCATAATACCTTATTTCAGGTATTGTTGGAATTTTATTAGATAGTTTTTCAAGTAATTCCTTTACTTCATCAATATCATTATCATAATGCTTTATCTCAGGTAGATTAGATAATGATGATTCTATTTCTTTAATCTGTGATTCTACACTAGAAATTTCCTCATCATAATATTTTATCTCAGGTATTTCAGGGACTGTAGGAATATCATCCCGTAATCCTTCAATTAAATCTAATATTAAATTTAATTCATTTTCATAATATCTTACTTCAGGTACTTCTGGAATACTTTCCTTTACCTGTTCTATCAATCCTTTTATTTCATCTATCTGATCATCATATAAAACAGGCTCTGGGATAGTAGGAATCTCAGAGCGAACAAATTCAATTCTTTCTTTTAATGATGCAAGATTTGAATTAATATTTGATGGATCAAATTGTTCAGGTATACTTCGTTCTACTTCTCTTATTTCAGAGCGAAGTATTGTAATATCTCCATCATAACTTGCCTTATCAGCAACAGTATCTATTCTTTCTTTTAAACTTTCTAATTTATTAAAAACTTCAGTTAAATCTGTTTCTTCAGGAATTAACCCTACTACTGACTGTATATCAGACTTAAGTGAATTTATTTCTTCTAGATATGGATCAACTTTTACTTCTTCTGAAATTATTGCAGCAGGTTCTTCTACGACCTTATTTTCACCAAAATGTTTCTTTGGAGCATCGATTTTTTTATTTTGTAATTTTTGTTCCTCTAATTTTTTTTGAGCCTGTTCTTCTTTCAAAGAATCATCTTTCTTTCTCTTAAAAAAATCCGAGGGATTTCTAATCGACACTAATAACCTCTATCATTTTATATATCTAATGAAATATTTATTTTAGCAAGAAATTACTGATTTTTCAAGTTTTCTTGTTTGATCATTTTTGCTAGTTCTGCAGTAGATCCAACAAATAATGCGTTGTTAGTTACACTAGTTGGTGATTTTTTATCCTCCTCATTTACGTCTTTTAATTTTTTCTGAAGATCCATTAACTTATCGGTTGCATCAGAAACACTTTTAATAAGTTGTCCTGCAACTTCATATGCTCTTGGTTGCTCACTCTCCTGTGCAAGTTCAAGAATACCATCAATGGCTTCTTGACCCTTTTCAATTATACTATAAAGATTACCTCTTGTATATTCATAATCTTTAGATATATCATTTTTAGTTAATCTATCAGGTTTCTCAGGTCTGGTAACATTAGTAAGTTGTTCCTTCTTAGGAGAACATCCATTTTCTGGAGTAGTAGATACTTCGACAGGAGTGATGTTAAATGCCTTATCTAATTGTTTCATTAGAAGGTACTCCCGTCAAATCCAAAGTCATCACCTTCAGGAATTAATACATCATCTGCATCGGTAATTAAACCAATTGCATCACCCCTTAGATGAGACGCAGGAGTTGTACCATCTCTACCTCTCTCGACTGTAAGATTATTACCATCTTTCTTAATAACCTTCATCTCTTCTTCACCAATAGTAATGAATACTCTTGTAGTATTTGTACTTGCAGAAATGTTACTTGCATCTTCTACAGGAATAACAATATCATTTATCAATATATCAGATGCTAGATTAGTTGTAACATCACCAGTGTAATTTTTAATTGCTCTAGGTGCAACTGAATAGGTAACGTCTCTTTGACCAGGAAGAGATTTTCCACCTCTGTAGTTGACAGTAGACTTCTTGATAATATCCTTGGAAGCATCGGATACAGGGCCAAATAGATATGTCTTTGCAGTAAATCTCAATGTATAAAGAAGTACTCTTCTCTGAGTGAAATCTCCTTCATAATCATCTTGCATTGTAATATTTTCCAATACAATAGGAATATCTCTTTTCTCTTTAATTGAAGAAACCAAGTTAACAGTTACATTATATGCTGGTTGAAAATATGGTAATATTTGTTCTGTAATTTGTAGTGCATCATCATTCAACTTACACATAATAGCAAGTTCAAATTGCATATTATATGGAACAGGTAGATATGCCTTCTTTGAATCTTTTCCTGTATCAGGATCTTTAACAGTAAATTGTTGAGTAGTAGTTACTTTTCTTGCAGGATCATATGTGAGTCCAGTAAACTCAAAAGACATCCTTGGTAAGGTTATTGCAGTAGCCTTATTCAAATCAGGTGACTGCTCTAATCTTGCCAAAAACTTTTGGGTAGGACCATATGCCAATGGTACTTTGATAGTAGAATCATCTTGCTTAACGGTTATGCCATTAAACAAAGTACCAAAAGAAATAATGGTTCTTCTCAGAATCTCGTTATAAAAATATTCAAACATTGTTATAGTCCTGGTATATTATTTAGGGAGTACCAAATGGGTTTTGTTCAGTAAAGTCTAATATCTTATCTGCTTCCGTTTCAATATTAATATTATCTGCAAATCCATCATCAGTAGGTTCAGTATTAACTAATCTTAGAGCATGAACTGCACCTGATAAGGAACCAGTTATATTCTCTCCAATAGAGAATGTTCCAGATATTGAAGATACTTCTAAAATATTCGATACAGAATCCCATGTTCTTACTTTACCAGTTGCACCACTTGTAGCACCAGTTACTGTTTCATTGAATCTATAATCTCCTTCTGATCCTGTTGCTGGAGTAGAGAATGTTGCAGTGAGTGGAAGATCGCCAGCAGTATAACCAGCACCAGTATTAGTAAATCTAACATCAGTAACAGATCCAGCTGCATTAATAACAGCAACCGCAACAGCAGTGGTTCCAACACCAGTTGGTCCAGCAAATGTTACAGTTGGTGCAGTCACGAATCCACCACCAGCACTCGTAACAGTTACAACACCCAATGTTCCATCAGCAATATATGCAGTTGCTGCAGCACCAACACCACTATCACTAGTAAATGCTACACCTGGAGCAATAGTATATCCTGCACCTGGATTTGCAATTTCAATCGATTGTACTGATTTTTGATTCTGACTTATATTTAAATTGCAATGTTGAATGCCAGCAATTAATACAGCAGTTGCAATACCTGTTGTTCCACCAGAAGGTGCTGATGATAATCCAATAGTAGGAGGTGTAATATATCCACCACCCCTATTTGATATAGTAAAGTAGTTAATAGCACCAGTAGTAACTATTCCAGTATATGCAGCAGCAGTTGCTGCAGCACCAACCAGAGTAAATGTTTGAGTTGGGCCTAATATTGTTGGAGTTCCATCTTCAGATGTTCCGTCAATATTATCACCTACCAATTCATTATCAATTTCTTCAACACCTGTATCAATAACCTCATCCTCGTAACGGAAGAGTTCACATCTTAATTCATAAACATAATTCTTTTGTAACTGATAGAAAGGTTTTTCATGCTCAACAAACTTAATCTCAAATAACCTATCACCTAATGGGAAATATATTAAGTCTCCTTCCTTTGGTCTGGTTGTTAATTTTACATCTTCCTCATTCTTCATTAATGGTTCAATGTAATTCTCCCATCTCTCTCTAGAAATTGTAAGAGTTATTTCATTTGTTGCCTCTATACCAAACTTGGTTAAAAGAATAGGATTTTCAGCATAACCATCATAAGTATCTACATATGCCTCAAGAGGATATGCATCATCAAACTTAGATTGTACAACTTCTCTTATTACTGTATTTTCTTTAACATACTTACGAGGCATATAATGCACCTCAACACCATACATCCTCAACTGTTCGTTGATTAAATCCTGAACT